CGACCTTGTCGAGTCGTACCTTGATACATTCCCTGTCACATTCATCAACACGGTGTTCAACGAGATGTCGCCCATAGCCACACGCCACACCAAGATAGACGACCTAGTGAGTTATGAGCAGGACATCTACAAGGCACTGCTTGAGTGTGACCTAGCCACACTGCACGACTTCGTGCGTGACGGCAAGTCTGCGTCTGTAGTGGCGGAGGTGATGTGTTACTACATCGACTGGTATCCCAAGATGGAAGAGCCAGTGCGCCCTCTGTTGCCAGCCATGCTGTAACTTGACGGGTGACCAGTGTTAGTCGCGGGGAGAATCCTCCCTGCATTTTTTAAACCAAAGGAGAAAGCAAATGAAAGTAATCGTATCGTTCGAGTTTGAGAACATCAAAGACCCCAACAGCCCAGAAGCCACGCAGAAGGTGCAAGAGATAGCCGAGGCTTGCGAGACGATGGGTATAGCGTTCGACGCTAACTCATGTTGGGTTGATGATTGTGTGGAAAGTTTTATTGACTGGGCATTAAAGAAAGAGGAAAGCAAATGAGTGACTTAGATATAAATGAATTATTAGCAGGGATGCAAGCATCGGGCTTGCGAACCATTGTCATAACCGATGAGGAGACACCTACGAAAGAAGAACTACTCAAAGCAATCGTTGAGATTTACAAACTCATACACCCCGACACAACACCGCCCGCAGAAGAAGTGTCAGATGGCGGGATTCTTGATACGATTTTCACCATCGTTGAACCCATAGTAGAGAGGAAACTATGACTAAAGAAGAACGCTTGTCGCGTGTGTGCGACTTACTTTTTAAACTAAACAGAGAGGAGATATTGCGAGACGGGGACTGGTGGTATGGCACAGACGACTACGACTTTAACTTCTTTGATTGGGGAGATAGGCCAGACCAGATAGCAGTGGTTGTGTATGACATGACACAGGGGCAGTACTTCCAATACACACCAGAGCAAGAAGTATTTAAGAAACGCATTTTTACAGGAGAGACAAATGGCGCTAACGCATAGACAAAACGAAAGACTACGCGAGTGGTTCAATGACTCAGAAATTGCATATCTTATTGATTGGATTATGTATAACTCGTACGATTCCAAACTAGAAGAACTTGCAAGCCAACTACATTACCCAGAAGGAGAAGAAGCATGAACCCAAATGAATATGATTTAGACCAATTAAGCAATCAATATTTTATTGAGGCATTTTCGGATGCCGAGAGTCCCGCAGAACTTTATCGACAAGTTTATAAATACACTTCGTGTGGCGCATATCTTAGCGTTACCCTTGAATACACAAAGGTTTCTGGCACTTGTTTTGATGATTACCATGAGCAAATAGAACAAAAAACTTTAGGCGGTGATGATTTATCTATGTTAGGCACATGGAAAAACATGGATGAGCGAGGCGAGTTAGTTGTGTCTTTTACTGTCGGCAGTATTGTTGAGGGCGTTGACTATGGCACAGACGATATTGAAGTTAAAGCCAACCAATTAGAGGAAGAGCCAACAGAATTTCGCAAGCGGTTTGATAAAGCATTAGAAGAAGTAGAAAAAGAAGCAGAGTCTATCTGGAACGAGACACACGGGTGCGAGGATTGCCAAGCATATTGGACTGACCAAGGACTAGATATCGATGATAGTGGCGGGATTGTTCCTGTATATCAGTATTGCCCTGACTGCAAAGGTCAAGGCACAAGTTTTTAAAAAGGAGAAGAAGTATGAGTTTCATAACCAAGATAGAGCAAGAGTATCCCGACTTCTATGTGCTACACCTAGAGGATGGGCGCGTGATAGGCATCACGCAAGAGTGTGTCGTTGTCTATGAAAACATAGACGATGTATACGAGGGCGAGACTAAAGACAGACCAACGATCAATTTATACAAGGAGGAAACAGTATGAAAATAACTAAATGCCTATTGGCTTTTCAATGGCACGATGGCGAGCACGAGGCTATGTACGAGAGCTTGCCTGAGTATTTGCGTATCGAGATCAACCGATACTTGCAAGAGTTAGAAGAACTCCGAGAGCGAGACCCAGATGAGTATGTAATGTTTAACAACGAAGGAGAAGTAGATGATTGATAACTCAATACGAATGCGCGATGACCTTGCCGAAGAAGGCTTGGCTGTACCCGCATCAAAATCTTTTAAAGACTACGACACGCAAGTTGATGTTGTTTATATTGGCGCAGAAGAACTGCAAGGTGCGACATACGGTGATGACCCCGCGCATCCTGACGATCATCCGTTTTGCTATGTTGAATTGAAAGATGGACGCTCGTTGTATTTCATAGGCGTGGACTTGGACTTCGGGGAAGTAACCACTAACTTGTCTAGTGTTTGACAGAAAGTGAGAATCAAGATATGCTTAACACAAGGAGAAGTATATGAATGAAGCAATCGCGTTCATGGCAAAGGACTGCCCGTTCGATGCCGCCCATTACACATGGGTGTTTGTTGACAAGAGCAATTTTACGCAAGACAGGCTTACAAAAATGGAAGAAAGGATGTTGGCTCATGGGGACTATGCGGCACCGTTGCGAACGAAAGATCTTAAACACCCTTTCGAAAACATGGCTGTAGTTATTAACTTTGATGCTGGTAAAAAATCCTATGCGCTTTTTACATTTGAGTGTCGAGACTCTTTGTTGTACGAGATACATATGTGGGGAGGTATCGGTGAGGGGCCGAAGAACGCAAACATAGTTTACAAATCAATAAAAATGTTAACGCTTCATTTCCAACCAAAGCCTGAACAGTTCAACAATGTGCCCCCTGCATCTGAAGAACACAACCCGAAAGGCAAAAGTAACGATGCACTGGTGTTAGTCAGCATGTTGCCATCACTCCCACAGGTTATTAAGGACAGTCTAATAAATTCCGTTATCCCCATGATAAAAATGGCAGCGCTGTACATCCCGTGTGCAAGCGAAGGTTTGTTGGAAGGGGAGGAACTTGACTACTACCGACCTACCAATGCAGGCAACAACGAGAAGCGTAAACGCAAAGGCAAAACAGCGCTATATGAGTGGCGCACAGTCACTCTAGAGCGTAAGCGACATGGTTTGCCATCTGCCCCGAAAGGAGGAACACACGCAAGCCCACGACTGCATCAGCGCAGAGGGCATTGGTCAGTAAGCAAACTCGGCAAGAAGTATTGGAGACGAGAGACTGTTGTCGGCAACCCCGACAACGGCATGTTATTTCACGACTACACAACTAAGGAGAAACCAGATGCCAGACATTAAAACGGCACTAAACCTTGCCCTTGAAGACGGGCGCAGACAGTTCTTATCTCAGACACTAAACAACTGGGAACAAGACGAGAAGAAACAAATTACACAACAACAGGAGAAGCCTATGGGCAAACAGCTATTTAGAACCACGAATAACGTGACACGCGAGACTTTCAACTACATCAAGAACAACCCCAACAAGACCACACCAGAGGTGTGCGAGGCACTAGAGAAGCGCGGGTTCAAGGAGAGTTCAGTTAACTCCATCTGCGCTCAGTTATCCAAGCAAGGGCAAGTGGTCAAGGACGGGTATACCAAGCGCATGGTGGCGATAGGCAACGAGTATCAACCCTTGAAGTCCGCAGCAGCGTTAAAGGCGCTCAAAGAAGACAAGCACACTCTCAAGGTAGTCAAGCGTAGAGAAGCCTCGCAAGACGCAGGCATTGCCGCTATTGCCCCGCAGGAAAAGGTAGACACATCCCGTTCAACCATAGTACTTACGCGTAACTGGACAGCGCAGGGAGTTGTTGACAAACTATCGGTCATGCAAGCACGCGAGTTGTATGACTTACTTAAGAAAATATTTGGAGGTTAATCATGGATAACAACCAGACAACAGAACTGTTCTCACGCACACTAAAGCGTACAGAAACATACATGACCATCGAGGGGCCTTATAGGCAAGACGAGGGCGCACCCATCTTGGCAGCCATCGCAGTAATCCTGTGCGTTGTGTCTGTATTTATATGGGGGTGGTTATGAACGATACACCAGCATTTCCGAGACCGTTCAGCGAAGATACCTATCTTGAAGGTATAGATTACTTAGCACAAGATGGTATGACCTTGCGTGATTACTTTGCGAGTAAGGCGATGCAAGCCGTTATGACAAGGTCTCCAACTTCCCACTTTAAAAGCGTTGCATCCGTAGCATACCAACAAGCAGATGAAATGATGAAAGCGAGGGAGGCATGACCATCGAAACAGAATCAAACGAAGAGCGCGAAGCGTTTGAGCGTATGCCACAACACCCATCAAAAGAGCAACTAATGGCAGAGGTCGCTGTGCTAACTGAGTTAGTGCGTGTCTTGTCTAGCAGGGTTAAAGAGTTGGAGGGCAAGCATGATTGAAGAAGACGATGACATCCAAGACTACAAGAAACCTTGGGTTGGGTTGACGGAAGAAGAGGTTGAGCGTTACTGGGACTGGGAAGATTTTCAGACGGGGGCTGGGCGCTCAACTATATTTGAAATGGTTAGAGATATAGAAGCCAAACTAAGGAGTAAAAATTATGCTTGAAACAATCGCATGGGCAGTTATGTTTTTCTTTCTT